ACCAACATCTTTTAGCCCTTCGGATAATTTGTTAACTTCTTCGTTAACATATTCTTTTAGTTTGCCAGTATTATTGATGTTATTGATGTACTCTTTTAATAAGTTTTTTTGTCCAACCGATAAGTTATTATACTTTTTATTAAAGTTTTCTACTAACATTTTATATGATAGCATTCTAACTTCTTCATCTTGCTTTCTATATTCTTCTAATACTCTATCGTTTACTTTTTTATCTTTATTTTCAATTGATGAGTTAATCATACTTTCAACAATTGTAAATTTAGAATTAACAATATCCTTTGGTTCAAACGATTCCTTAGTAATAGTTGCTTCAAATACCTTATAGATGGATGCAAGGTTTTTATAATTTGAAATTGAAGATTTTATAAACTCATCTATATTATAGACTTGTTTAATTTCTTTAATTAAATTATATTTTTCTTTTGTTAGTTTTTGCTCATCTAATCTTTTACGAGCTTCACATACTGTTTCAACAAACTTTTCTGCCTTTGATTCTGAATTATATTTTTCATTAATCAAATACTGATATAATTTTAACTCCTTAGAAAGTTCTTTTTTTGCAGAAAAATACTCTTTCAATATCTTTTCTGCTTTTGAATTAGTTGTGCCAGACATTATTTCAGATGTAATTTGTCTAACTAATAATTCAAAAATGAATCCTGTGTTTTTAAATTTGGAGTGCTTAATATTTTTCATTAATTGTTTAATTTCTCTGATATAAATATACTTTTATTGTGGAATATTACTTTTTATCCAAATCTTCCATCAAAATAGTCTTTTTGTTACCCAACATATCTTTGAATATCTCTTTGGATTCCCTTTGAGTCTTTTGTTTTAAACTCTTAATACCCAATGGGTCTCTACCTAAATGGTGGTCATCCTTTCCATATCTAACCGGGTCTGCAGGTCTACCAACTTTTCCTTCCTCCTCTAATTCATTTTTTATTTTTTGAATTTCTTCTTCAACGTTAGTAGGTTCTTCGGTTCCCGTTTCTTTAGCCGGGTCAACACCTTGCGTTTCAATTGATGTTAAACGGAATGTTTGTTTAGTATCTTCGATTACATCAACTGTCAGTTCATCTTGTTGTTCAGGAGTCATATTCATAATTGCATCATACATCCACTTTTTAGAAAACATCTTAGTTTGTTGCATTTGAGTAATTAATGCAATCTTAGAAGTGTATAATTCAACTTTTTCTTGCTCATAGATTTTAGATGGAGTAGTTAATTCCAATGAAAAATCTAAATCTTCAGCTTTATCTAATCCCTGTGCATATAAGTGAACGATTGCAATCTTAGTTAACTCTGATACTAATACTTTTTGAATCCTTTCGATTGTTTTTGCAAAACGAACATCTTGTCCTGCCAATGTAGCTTTACCACTAATATCTTCTTCGTATCCTAAATAAACCTTTGGAATTTGCAATGCTGCCATCAATTTACCTTTTAAGTAATTGATATCATCAATCATATTGTATTCTAAACCTTTTAATGTATCGATATTAGTACCATTATCGCTACCACGAACCGGCATATAATAATCTTCAATAAGATTTTGAATGTTGTACTTTAAGTTATACTCACCCGTTTGTGGGTCTAAGAATGGAACTTTTTTAGATGAGTTGATAATTTTTTGCATATAGTTATCAACTTCGGTTGGTGGAATATTACCAACATCTACTTTAAATATTCTCTTTTCAGGTGCTCGCATAATACGATGGATTAGCATCGCATCTTCCATAAGCGTTAATTGTTTCCAAACTCTTCTACCACCTTCAATCATAGATTTACCATATGGTAAGAAGTTTGAATCTGAATATAAACGGAAGTGAGCTATTTCATAATTTTCATATTCCTTTTTAGCAGATGCGGTTGCTATCATACTATTAGGATTTTGAAATGGTGAGTAAACAAACTTTACTCGTTGAGGGTTATCCGTATCAAATCCTTCAACTCTACTCGTTTCATACACGGATAACGGCATTGTATTTACAATACCCAATTCAGGTGAAATTTCTAATTGTAAAAAGAAATCTCCATATTTAACTAAGTTTCTAGTCCAAGGCCATAAATTGAATTCTATGTTTAAAATATCATAAAATAAATTATGAAGTATTTCTTTTGTATTTTCGTTTGCACAATTGATTTTTAATACATCACCCAACTCATTTTTAACAGTTGCTTCATCTGAATATATGTTCAATGCTGAAGATATAATCGGGTCATTATCCATCCCATCGTAATCTCTGAATAAATCAATACGAACTTGCTGATATGCCATTGCTGACTCTATCAAACCACCACTATATTGTGGTGTACGCATACGATTGTATCTGTCTATAAGGTTAGTAGATATACTCTGATACTCATCAGTGTCTATCACCTTAACACCTTTAGCCGTTTTACGAACTATGGTTTTTGTTGAAAAAAGTTTTTGTAACCTACCGAAAAATGATTTATCTGCCATTTGTTATTTTATAGTTTGTTTAAAGATATGGAAATTATTTGATATTAACAAATAAATTACCATTTTCTGCAAGACCAATATCTCGCTTTCCATCTTGGTCCTGGGGTATCACAATTATGTCTTGCTCTGAAAGATGCTCTTCTATCGGGATTTGATTTTTTAATTCTCATATTAGGGTCACCAAAGTTTACCTTAACAACGTTTCCTTTGTCGTTCTTAACATACACTTTAAATTTCTTAACATCACCTTGCATTGGCTTACCCAACTTAACCTTTCTACCCTGATATTCAGCCTCATATACACAATTACAATTTGCTTCAGCAAGATATTCTGTGTACTCTCTCATAAACTGAACGAACTCTTTCATATCTTGTCCGTTTTCTACATCATATTCGGTTGGTTCATTTTCTTCTGCTTCTTTAACAGGAACACAATTTGGTACTTCTCTACCATCTTTTTTCTTAGTTCCAACCATCTCATAACCTTTCCAACATGGATTATCCATTTCTTTCAATGGTTCTAAGTTTACAAGTCCGCCTAATTTTATCATTTTAATTTATTTTAATAGTTTCAACATATAAATATATAAAAATTAACGAAGTAACCAAGTTAAGTTTTCTGTTTCTCCTCTACCCAATTCCATTTCATATGGATTACGTTGTTGTTGCCAATTTGAAGAGTAAACTCCTGTGTTATTTTGGATGGTTGTGGAGTTTAACATACTCTTTGTCAAATCAATTCCTTCTTGTCTTAATCTCAATGCAGTATTACGAACCCAAAGTCCAATTGCCAATGCCATTGTAAGGTCATCATTATATCCTTTCATTGCTTCAGCTCTACCACTTTGCCAAATGAATGTAAATAACTCATCTATTAATCTATTAGAACGAATAAGGATATCTTTATCTTTAATGTAGTTATCTAATGCTGAAATAATTAGAGGACGAGTTTTAGATGTTGTAGAAAATCCAGCAACCATACTTCTTTCATTTCTATAAAACTTATTACTCATCTGTCTTTCCACATCCACATATTGTAAATCATTACTCATATAGAATAGATTTGGGTATCCTCTATCAATTACTTGTTGAATAGCTGCCCAACCTACGTTTGAGTTTTCTATTACTAATAATGCGTTGTTGTATTCGGTTGCTAATGCAGTTAAGAAGTTTCCAAAATCTTTTGTATCTATTTTACCTCTATATTCTCCAACCTGTGATGAATCTTCGATATCAATGATTTGAGCAGTAGAATAGTCACTACCATCTCCCCTCGCCACGTCGGCAGATATCATATATTGTCTGTTGTAATTTGGATGCTCCCATATCCAAAGGTTTCCATCGAATCCTCTTTTTTCAACCGGGTCCATTACATAAGTTTCTTTATACCACGTTAGTAACGCCGGGTCGATTACGGTATCACCCGAACCAATAAAGTCACAATCACATTCTTGTGCTGCACCTTTAACTCCTAAGATACGAGTTTGTTCATCTCTCCACGCTTGATTTCTTTCAGGGTGTACAGTCCAATGCAAATTAATACAATTGAATCCATTTTGTCCCGCTTCGCCTGCTACCCAAGTTTTATGAAAGAAGTTACCCACACCATTTGGTGTAGAAAGGATAATAGCAGAGCCACCCGTTGATAGGGTTGATTGTGCTGATAACCAAATTTCATCGATATCTCTAATGAATGCCGCCTCATCCACAACCAATAGTGATAGGGCTTCAGAACGTCCGGCATCAGGTGAAGATGCGATTGCTTTTACTTGAGAACCATTTTTTAATTTAAGTGATAGTTTGTTATCTTCCACTGCGGCAGATGAACCATCTCTTAACCAAATAGGAAGTAAATCGTGCATAACCCTAACCTTCTCTACTAAGTTCTTTGCAACAGTTACTTTAGTTGCAATAACCAACGCATTGAAGTCTTGGTTGAATATCATTTTCCAAAGAATATATCCTGCTGAAAGAGTTGATAAACCCAACTGACGTGATTTAAGAATAATGTTGAAACGATTATCTTTAAAATCCGTTAAACACATCTCCTGGAAAGGATAAAGGTGAAAGGGTATTTTTCCTCTCACCGGATGCTGAATCATACAATACTTTTTCATAAAGTGTATCGGGTCTAGCGCACACTTTTTGTATTCTTCAGCAATAATTTGCTTTAAGTTCTTAGTATTTTGTTGAACTTGATTGCTCATTATTTTTTTACTTTAATCTTCCAATAAGTACCAAACCCAACATATGGAGAAAATCCACCGGTAGTACCATCCACAACTCTATTGTTCACACCTAAAGTAAATTGATATATTTTATCTTTCTTAGTTTTTAACATTAAGCCTGCTCCTACTGAAGAAACAACATCAGCTTTATTAAATCCACCATTTAAACCATAATATACTTGATTTCTAGCTGGCTCTTTAACAATAAGTTCTTCTTTGATAATTCTTTCTTTTACTTTAGCATCCCAAGTTCTACCTAAGATTCTATTTTTTGTGATAGTATCGGTAAGGGCGATAGTTCCTAATCCACCATCCAATACCAATGTATCTTTGTAAACTATCTTTGCTAAATAATCTTTAAGAATAGCTGCACTATCTACATTTACCAATTCTTTTAAAACTAAAGTATCTACATCAATTACTTCATGCACAATATCTTCACCTTTTTTGGTTACTACTTTTACTTTCTCAACTTCAATGGTATCGATTGTATGCTTTAATACTTCATACTTTTTACCATCAATACGAATAGTTCTACCGCCTGGCATAATTCCACCTGGGTTAAACCATTGTAACAAAATCCAAATTACCAATGCTACGATAGCAATGTTCTTAAAATTAACAAATTTTTTCATAATTTTTTAAATTTTTATAAGCTCTGGGTGATTTAATTCACGTAACTTATCTTCTAATGCTGCTTTCCTCTCCAATAGAGCTTCGATTGCTTCGGTTGCACCATCGATATCTTTTTGTAAATCTTCTTTTACTTTTTCTATATCAACATCATAATGCCATTTTTGAATCGTACCATCTTCATTAATAAATTCTAATGTTTGCGATACACCCTTTAATGCTTCTTCGAATTGAGCTTTCAAATCGATGACATATGATAGTTGGTTATTTGATATTTTATAATCTTCATAAAATGGATATGTTCCATCTGCTCGTAATACACTCTCTTCTTTTGCTAAACAAGTAGCACACTTTCCAGTCTTACGAATAAGTTTTTTATCTGCATTACTATATTGTATAGTATTGCAATCTTCAGCTTGACAATTACTTAGTTTTTCCAAATATTGTCTAACATCATCCATTTGAGAAACTGATATTTTGTATCCCTCCTTTTGCTCCCAAGTCTTTCCTTCCTTATCAGTCCAAATCTCACCTACACTTCTCTCACTATCTACTTCACCTTCATAACCATGCACTCTTTGAGTATTATCTTCTCTACCAAATACCGTATCAATTATCTTTTTACGGGTTGGATGAATGTAATTATTTTTTTGTTCAAAACTTTTTCTTTTGCTCATAATATTATTGTTTATAACTTATTATATATACATATATATAAGATTTATCTTCCAAACTTAAAAATTCCTAAAATTTGATTCAACGGAGCGAATGTGCCCGTTAATTTATAGGTATTTCCTTTGTAGAAAAATACTAATCCTTCGTTTGGAACTAGCTTTTCAAATCCACCAATAGCGTTTAATCTAGCCAATTCCTTTTCTAATCTTTTTATTTGTGCCTCACTACCACCGCTTCTAATATCAGATATAGATGATTCCAATGATGTTCTAATAGATTGTAATGCTGAATCAGGTTGTGCAGTTAATACTGAACTCATAAACGATAATACTTCTGCACCAACTCCCAAAAAGATATCTTCAAATTTACGAAGATTTCCTTTCATAATCTTATCTTTAGCATCTTTATCCACACCATCAGCCCATTTTCTAGCATCTTCATCAGCGATTGATTTGATTGTAAATGATTTATTATCAAATGCCCATCTTCTTGCCAATCCTTCTTTTTCTAATTGTGCTAAATTCTTTTTTGATTTATTTACAAAATTCATCCACCAAGCATAGTGATATTCAGCTACACCATCTTTATCAGATAAACTAAATTCGGATTGTAATCTCGATAACATCCCATTGAACTTACTTTTTTGAGAACTTAATTTCTCATCCTTTGGTAATTTAGTAATTGGAGGTCCTTGTAGGGTATATGTACTCTGTACATGCTTATTTATATTCTTAATCATATTCGCCAACTTACTTTCAGCACCTTTTACTGCACCAATTGCATTTCCTTTCTCATCGTATTCAACTACATTGTGGAATACTAATAGATTTTGTCCGTAAGGAATTACATTTGCGTTTTGTGGGTAGATTACTTCTAAATTACAAAATGCTGAACCATCTTTGAATATACTTTGTCTTTCTTTTTCTCCCAATCCACTAATTGCTGCGGATAAATCTCTCATTGCGAAATTATATGCATCACTCAATGCACCTCTACCACCAAATTTAGATGCTAATGCACTCATATCCAATGCACTTGCCCCACCATTTGCTAAATGCCCTTTGTTACGAGCCGCAACCAATCTACCATTTTTCCAACTGATTGCTAACGCCTGTCCATCGGTTTTTTCTCTAACCACACCCAACTTACCATCTAAAGCATTATTGATGATTTTTTTCAAATCACCAAATGTAAGGTTCATTGAAATATCAAAAGGGTGATTCATATGCCCATATGCACCACCTTCATTAATCATTTGTTTTGATTCGTAAATGTGTCCGTTTCTTCTACCAAAATCTCTTAAAAGAATTCCAGCTGCTGCATTTGCTTCGTTTTCTACATCAGAACCTGTTTCACCATCTTTATAACTTCCAACAGTCCCAATCTCTCTTTGCTTTAAGTGAACCAATTCGTGTGCCAATGTTCTTAGTATATCAGGCATACTTCTATTTGATACATACACATATATTTCATCAGTATTCGGGTCATACCCACCAAATGATTTAAATGTTGTAGCAAATTGGTTATCCTTTACTAATCT